GGTAGACGGTTTGTCCGCGAGCCAATGCCAACGCGAAACCCGCGTGCCTCAGGCAAATCAACTGACGTCAGTGATGTTGATACCTTATCCAAAATCACTGGTTGTGCATCCGGCTTTGGTGCTATCAGCAAATGCTCTCCTTCTTCAGGATCACGCAACCCAATTTTCGAGCGTATTTCTGCTTCTGACACCTTAAGCCCCATCGGCACTAAATTAACCAATGCCTCTGTCAATACCTTAATATCTTCCGGCTTGGCCACCGGCAATCGCACTTTTGGGTATTTCTTCTGTGGCCCGAAATTGAGAGATATAAACCACGGTATAAGATCACGATTGAGCGTGCGCGCAACATCACGTGTATCAGCCTCCGTCAGTTCCAGCCGCACCTCATTGTGGACAACGGCCTGAGCGCGTGATGCACCATCATCACTGGTCATTGTCTGGCCTTGCACCAACTTGCTCACCTGTTCATCCACAAAGCGGGCCAGATTTTCAAAGGCGACATCATTCGCGCCGGTCTTTACCTCGTGGAAATCAACCTGCATGGCTTCGGGGATAATAGCCGCAGCATCAATGCCAATCTGGCTGACAGCGCGCAATAATTTACGCCGGTCGTCTTCTGATGCGCCGGAATGATATTTGCCAATGCGGATCGGCATCCCATAGACCTCGCAAAAGGCCAACCAGTCCTTGAGCGAAAAACTTTTGATCATATAGGCAAAGGCAGCAGCGCGGGCCAAACCGCCACGCAGAGGGATGCCCGTTTTCAGACGCGGCTTATGCACGATGAACTTACCGAGTGGTAATTCCACCCCTTCAATCAACCCGTCAACGGCCAGGCGCACTTCTGATTTGGTGCGAATATCAAAGACAAACAGTCTTGGATCCCGCCACGCATATTCTACAGGCCACCAAAGTCCATCGCGCTCACCCCAAATCATTTCGACACAGGCATAGCCTTTGGCCAGCCCGTCGAGCATATCCGTGACCAGTCCAAAAATTTCAGGGTCATTGATAAGCTCATGCACCCGTTTGGTGATTTCGGGTGCGCTGTCATCCTCGTCCAGCACTGGAGAAATTCCGGCGACCGCCAATTTGCGTTGCCGCAGCACGGCCGCATAATGCAGCTCGCGCTCCTCCATTTCTTCGGCCAGTGTAAGATAATCACGACCAAAGCCTTCCGCAGCATTGCGCAGGATATTCGCAAGGCGCTCAGGAGATAGTCCTGGCGACATGAATTCAGAAAAAATATTGCGGACACCCCCGAGCTGCGGCTCAGCGATGGGCGCGCTTAAAAGGCTGGACGAAATTGGCTGTCCATCAGGCCCGAGCAATCGCGCTACCATAAACCTCTCCCCGGAATTACATCATCTTCATGCAACCGACCTTCTTGCTGGTCGGCTGTGGTCTGATAGCCATATTCAATCGCGCGGCGGCGGCTGGCCGCATGGGCTAAAGCCAGCGCAATAGCGGCGTCACCGTGCCGATTTTTATGCTCGCCGGATTTCAGATCAGGCACCCGCGCAACACCATTTTTGAGTTCAATGAGGCGCAAATCTGACTGTATTTCCGTATCCAGCGGAATAACAATCATGTCGTCCTCAAAACTCGCCTTGAGGGGCGGCATATTGGTGAGGTACCAGCTTTGCGAAAATTTCACTTCTTCAACCAGCAATATTTCTTCATTAATCCGGCCATATTTTTGCGCCGCTTTTTCAGACATTGCAGCACCAAGGCCAGTGGCGTCCAGCCCCGCCCCTGAAAGGCGTGGTAAACGATCGAGCACATAAGTCATGATTTGATATTGTGCGTCAAAGGGCAGATTGCGAAGCTCAATGACAAAGGGCGTTATCAGCCGTGTGGTACGCAACCGTGCCAGCGGCCAATAGACCGTCAGATCAGAGACGCGAGCAAAGTCGGCACCAAAATAATGCGCGATATGCGGATCAAGAGTTTGGAGAATTGGTAAAATTTCGCGTGTGCACCAATCCGCAATATCAGCTTTGCGCAAATGCTCCGGCCAATGTGTAAATTCATTCGGTCGTTGCAACCGTAGGATCGGAATATCCTTGCGCGACCTTGCCTCAATCAAGTGCAGCGGCAACCATGCCCACCCACGACGGCGAAGGGATGCAAAATAGTTCCTCATCGGCACCATTGCCATAAAATTTGATGATTTCGGCACGCCATTTGCCTTCGCCCTCGACAGTCCAGATTTCAGATTTAACCTGACAAATGCGTTGATAAAGCCCTTGGTGCAATGCGTCGTCAAAATCTACCCGCAGAAGAGCGAAGGGCTTGCGCCCAGCCCGCACATCATTCAGCAGTGTATTGTAATAATTGGCCTCACCATTATGGGTTGAAATAATCAAAACCTTACCGCCCCAAATCAGCAAGGCCATTGCCGCTTTAATCAGCTCTTCTAAGGCGTCATGAAACGCCGCCTCGTCAATGATGACATAGCCCTGACGGCCACGCAGCGAGCGCGGCCGCGAGGCCAGCGCGACAATTTCAAAGCCGGACGCAAAACGAATGCGAAAGGCGCGTATGGACTGATCCACGTCGCCATCATCAAACATGAAGTCTTCAACACCGCCATCGGTTGTCGCTTGGTTAAAAGCGCGCGCCCACATGGCGCAGGTGTCAATAAATTCACGCGCCATATCGAGATTATAGCCAATGTAAAGTGTGTCCATCCCGCCCGCGCTGCGCGCTGCCGCTGACACCAAAACCGCATCTGCCGCCGCCGCCCATGTCACGCCGGTGCGTCGTGATTTTTCAACGATGGTCACGGCATTGACAGCCGTCGTTTGCAGCAATCTTTTTGGTAGGATAGCAATACGTCAGTCAGAGACTGCGCATCGGCAAACATCTGCGGTGCCAGGCGCAAGGCTTCAAGTCGGTGCTCTTTCCACTCCTCTGCTGTTATCAGACGCGCAGGCAGATCGTGTTTAAATGGTGCAGACATGTCTATTCCCGCCTGATGCCGAGAATTTCATTTTTGATCATATCAATCGTTTCGGCAGAGAGACCGCGTTTTTTGCCGACAGCCTCTACAGTGGTGGCTGTTTTTTCAACAAACTGCTTTTCGAGTTTCGTGCGCCGGTCAGCCGAAATATTTTGTCCCATCACAATGTCGCGGTATCCGCGTGCCAGTTCCATCGCACCTTTCGAAGAAATCTTGTTTGAACCACTATCGAGAATATCGGTGATCAAAATTTTGATGAGCTCACCGAGCACAATATTACCCTGATCCACCGCGTCCGGCGTAAATTGGTCAGCTATGCCCGCAAATAACTCGCGCTGTTCACGTGTTTTGCGTGCGTGCATCGCAATGCGTACAGCTTTACGGTTGAATGCAGATTTGCTGATAGGATCAACACCCTTTACAGCAAGACGATCATTCAGTTCAAAGAGGATGTCCGCCTGTGTGCGCTTGCGTTGATTAAGCTCAGTCAGCGCCCAGAAAATATCATCCTGTGCTTCTTCTGGGATCAAATCCATGCTGGAGAGGCGACCACGCCCATCGCGCGCCATATTTAACCTCCTGACCGGCTGGGCTTTTTTACACCGGTAATTGCAATGGTGCGACTGAGATGATCACGCCCCTTATCTGTCAGGCTGGCGATTATCACTGATCCAACTGTGGATAGGTGTACCGCGCCTAATTGCTTCAGATATATTAATTCCTCATGCACCCATTCGCGTGGCCGCGCGATCCCGAAGACCTCCAGCGCACGGCGCAGCAATTCGCTGTTCAACGTCTCGTTGATCTCCTCGCCCAGTGTTTTGAGCAAAATCAAGCGTGCTTCCTCGCGGATCATTTCGTCCAAATTCATGTGTCTGACCTCGATCTACGCGGGTTCTTGATATTTTCAGCGGCATTTGCTGCCAAATATTCCTGCAAGCGTTCCATTGTTGCAGCTATCGGTTTAATGCGTTCCGTCAAAACCTTGAGATTTCCCATGAGCTCTGTCAGGCGGACATCCATTTCGTGCATTTCATTGGTCTGCGGTACAGATGCGATTTTTGCTTCAAGACCGGTAATTTTGTTCTCCAGCCCTCCCACGCGGGCGTCAATGCCCTGAGCTTTTACTTCCACCTCCCTGACGCGATTGTCAGAGGCTTTCGATCTGGAGACAACAATCGTATGTATCCATACAATGGCGCTCAAAATAAGCGATCCAATCTGCGCAAAACTGCTAAAATCAGCACCGCTCATTTTGACACTCCTGTGCGGCAGATTTTGACTGCATTGTTCAGACGTTCCCACTCGGGTGACAGTAATTTCATACCCTGTTCATCTGCATGTTTTTCGATCGTATCGGCGACTGCAATCATCTGTTCCGGTGTCCATAGTGTTGGAGTGCCGCAATGCGGTGCAAGTTTTTGCAAGATCACCGTTTTAGTCGATTTATCTGGCTCAGCTTCAATGACGACACTGGGCGTCTGCGGCTGCTGCACG